TGACCCGACGTGTTTGAACCCAGCTGGAGCGCATTTGGCATACCGAGCCCTCCCCATGCACGTGGTGCCATGGTCCATATAGCAGAAGTCACAGCGTCTGTAGAACCGACCCACTCTCTCATAAGCAGCTTTGTGTGGTATGCCATCAACATGGTTCCTGCAACAGCGTCTAGTCCTGCCATGACTGCACCACGGACGCCACCTGATACCTTGTCACATAGGTTAACCAACGACTCATGCTTCTCCACACCTAGAGCACATATTGTCCCAGCAGCTCTTACTCCATGAACAAGATGCCTACCTCCCAGATAGACTTCATTTAAGAAGATGAAAAACCTGTCGCTGGGGAAGCACTTTGATGGCTCGATCGTGAAACCGCAACCCCTGAAGGTCTCTACGCAGATCTCTGTGAACCTGTTAAAGAGGGTCCTAGCCCTAGCCGGATCAAATGTAAGTTCCATCCTTGCCATACCATCGTCGATGTAAGCCAGCAGCAGTGCAGAAAAGGTGTCTCTTTCTCTCTGAGTAGTGATGCCCATAACAGTCTGGTCGGCACGCCACCGTCTCACAGAAAGACAAAGCATGGAAACGTTGAGCATGGTCATCTCCTTCCCGTCGTACCCTTCTAGATTTGCCTCACCGTTCCTGTACCACCCTTCGTACCCACTGTTGCTGAAGTATATTGTAGCATCTTGCATGGCTCTGCTGGACCTGCGCCATGTATCGTCACCAGTCAGCCTGTACCAGATGTCGTGCGACATGTCTTGAACAGCCGCAGGCATACGGGGCGACCAGCCAGCTACGTCGAAGCTATAGTAGAACGGTGTGCCACCAGTCGAGGTCACTGGGCTAACCAACCCCCGCAAACGGGTCTCTAGCTTGGCCGGCGATGCACCTATGATGAACGCTGGGTGCTCTGACATAGTCTTCCCGACTGAGAGCTCCATGTAGGACTTCACAAACCTAACCATCAATGCTGCGGAGAATATGGACCTTGCTGGGTCCTTGTGCGACTCAGGTTTCTGGTCTGACTTGCTGATCCACTCCTGCACGTAAGCAGAGCTCTCGCTGCCGGGCATCGGGCATTGCTTGTCAAACACCATCCTCATTAGCATGTTTCTCTTGTACCTGTCCGTGCTGTGATCCAGTCCCTCCGTTAGTGTGTCGGCACCCAGACCAGAGTCCTTCCAGATGGAAGGATCTAAGGGAGATCTCTTGTACATAGGGGTGCTACCTTCCCAGGCAACAATGTCTCTTAGGCCTCTGGTTGCAATCACACTGGTGTCACCAGACCTGTACGACCTCCACCAGGTAGGTGCAGCAACACCACGCTTCAGTGAGAGCTTCGGAAGACGCTTGTTTAGCATTCTACCCCAGATTATCTGATCTGTCATTTCCTCTTCCAGCTCTGCAAGCATTGCAGGGTCGGGTGTGTTGATCATCGATGTCTGCTTGAGCCTGTCCACTACCACGGCACCGGGTGCGGAATCTGGCGCGGGCAAGATCTTGTACACCTTTCCAACGTTAAGAGCCAAGCCCGCAGGTAGCCCATTAAGCCTGTCCAACCAGCTATCGACCACCCACTCGTTACCGTGACACGCGTCCAACGCGTCCTCCCTCAGGAGGATGGTGTCAGAGGCACACAGGGGACCAGCCAAGCGCCCGTAGTAGACTGCAAGAGTCCTCTTGAGGCACTTTGCAACCATCACCTCATCCCCGACTTCGACATTTGTTGCAAACCGCATCATATCATGCAAGGCATCACCCATTTTCTCGACCATGACCCGTCCCAGCATCCTCTCGTTCATCGATCCGGTACATGCCTGTGCTGACGCTGCAACGACGATCGAGCAAGCTGACATGGCCATTTGCGATAGCCTCTTGAGATCCGAGAGACCCATCGCATAAGCAGTCTTCCCAACCTTGGCACGAACGAACACGTAAGAGATCTCGAATGTCACTTCGCCGAAGGTGAAATCTGCACCTGTTAAGAGATGCGGGGACCCGTCCAGCAGCTCCTCAACCACATCAGGTTCTAATGAGCAAAAGGTATCATCCCAAAGGACTCCCAGTTTGTGTGCCATGTTTCGCGCTCTCCTGCTGGTTGCTACTCTCATGACCCGGTCAACCATCACCTTAAACGCCATCAAGTCCACAACTTTGGTCCTCTCTAGCAAGCTAACTAGGGTTTGCCACGAACTGTAGGCACTTTCCACATCCAAGCTGCTTGAAACAGTCGAAGCAAGCACGATTTCCCTTATGTAATCCATC